ACCTGTTCTTGGCCCGGCAGTTGTTAGAAACAAAGAACACATCAAGAAGATACTCGGGCATGCCGCTGTGTCAGGATTGTTTGGCGGCACGAAGATCCACGAGTCGTTGGGTTATGACGATGAGATCTGATTATAACCAGCTTGCTACGCCGCCATGTCGAGAACAAGTGCCTCTGTGATGAGTGCTAAAACTGAACGAACCATCTCGGCATTTTGCTGTAGCACCAGCGGGGGCTTTGCCTGATTTGGTGTGAGCGGGACGGTGAACTTCTTTTCCATCTACATTTGTGTAGCTGCCCTGTTCTACTAAGTCGTCAGCCTGTTGCTGGGTTTGTGCCGGAGTAGATGGCGGAGTTACTTTTGCAAATGCAGGTTGAAAAGCTAAAGCGGCAAGTAGTGCCAATAATGGTAAGCGCATGGTGATGTCCTTATCTTGTGGAAAGACAGAGATACCACCATAAGAAAGCGATGATCATGATCGCTATCAATTGATGCTCTTTAATGTCAGCAACATCACATGCAACTGCTTAAATACCACCATATAAACAAAATCGCTGTGCAAAATGTATCATTGAGTTAGAATTAAATTACTTTCGTTGTACTAAACGAACTTACAACTGATTAGCCGGAGAGTTTAATGACCAGGGAACTACCAACAAAGCTACTGCAAGAACCTCTTGTTGATGCTGTGTTTGAATTTAGATTCAAAAGCATAGCTCCTGTTTCGTTGATTCTTCCTGGATTATTTTTTAATGAACTGGATGGCGATAAATCTCTGTCAGAACTGCCGGCGGCCCAAATACCAAAGCAAGTTAGAGATGGCGACCCAATGCTGCAATTTACACCCACTCATCAAATGCATTGGGGTAATTTCGTTATTTCTTTTAGTGATAAAAGTTTACAGGTTGGTTGTAAAATTCCATCATATCCAGGATGGACTGCGTTTAAAGCAGCTATAAAAAATGTCATAAACATTATTAATAAGACAGGGCTCGTCACGGAAGCTGATCGTTGCTCGATGAAATTTATTGATTTGATAGAAAAACATTCAATAGAAGAACAGGTTGCTGCGCTAAACCTAAATCTGACTATTGCAAACCATCGCCTTAAAGACCAAGTTTTTCAGTGCAGAATGGAAGTAACAGAAGATAACTTTGTTCATATAATTCAGATTGTAGCCGCCGCGCAGATCTCAAGGCCTGGCGAAGAAGAAAGAAATGGGTTAATAATTGATATAGATACAGTATGTAATTTAGCGGCGATGTCGTTAAGCGAATTTATTGATAGATTAGACGAAAAACTCGATGCACTTCATTCAGTAAATAAAAGAATGTTTTTTGATTGCCTTACCGATGACGCCATCGAAAGCCTGGAGCCAAAATATGAGTCTGGAGCCAAAATATGAGTAATGTATACGTTTGCTCAGTCAGAACTCAGGATACATATAGTCTATTAAATATAAATAATGAGCGCGTCATTGATATCGCAATGCGTGCGTCGAAGTATATTGTTGGGGAATTAAAAAATAAAATTACCGCTTTAGCTGACATCTACAAGATTGGCGGTTTAAACCCAAGCACAATTCGACTTGATCAGTTGCTTAGGGATGAGATGTTGCAAGAAAGTAATTATGCATATCAGGATGCCATTTTATCCAGGTTGATAAAAGTTATGGATAAAGAGCCGGTTTTTGTAGACATTCCAGATGACATAGATTCTGCGGATGATTTTTATAATTGGATTCAGAGTTTATAGATGGAACATAGAGTTAGGTTGACTGCTGATTCATCGGATTCCATGAAAAGCTTAGATCCTGCACTTGTAAAAGCTCTTTACACCAACTTTATACAGCCAATAAAAAATGGATTACAACCATATAATCCACATCAACTTCCGGGGAAATATAAGCCTAGCTGGGAATCGGAATTCCCCAAAAATGCTTTCAGCCAATTTTTCATTAATGAGGCAAGAGCAAAAAACGTTCATCATTACCATGTTGGGTATAAATCTTATAAGAATGGTCAAGACAAAAAATATCCAGGATTGGTATCAGCCGGCATTGCACACACAAGAATTTATGTGGTTGAAAATGTTACCGACCATGTAATCTTGGAGTTGTGCGTAGATCATCCGTCGCCATTTGTTTATCCATATCTTAAGCTTGATGACGAACCATTGCCGCTAGATCAGTGAAATGATAACCCCGCACTCGCGGGGTTATTTATTTGGCCAGTCGCAACTGTGCGTCATAAACCAAACTGCAGATATTGTTTCTGGGATGAATTTACCTTCGTGATAAAGAAACTCTGGGGTTCTATCTATATTGCATGAATTTTTTGTTTCATCAGCGTTTGTATAAAAGGTGTATTCAGTGTCACCCGTGTGTATTGCTGGATCTTGCGCTGAATCTTCATCAGTTATTTTTCTTACAACTGCTGTTGTTGTTTTTACGTCATTTTTAACAAATTCGGCGCGCAGATTTGTTCCATTAAATTCTATGGACTGCACTATTTCATCAATCTTCTCTTGGTTTTTGTAGAGGATTGGATTCTCTTGTTGCGCAAAGCAAAAGCTGGAAAAAACAAGCAAGAATAGAATTTTTTTCATTGATTAACCCAATAATAATGCAGCAATAAATGTGATAAGCGCTATTAGCGCGCCGCCTGCAAAGATCATTACCACTGTAGATACAGTAAAAAGCAGCAACAGATTTTGAATATCTAGTTTCGGTTTGACAATCGATTCAACCGGCTTTGAAACCTTAATTTCACCGTCAATATCAATAAAGGTGGCGTCTTCTATTTCGTCATCTTTCCAGTGATATGTGTGCGCTCGTCTTTTCATTATTAATACCATTCTGTCGAGGTTAATTAATTATGGCATTTGAAGCCTACTCCGTAGCGATAAAATTATCACTGATTAACCACGTCTCAGAAGGGTTATTATTAATCAGTAAAAACATGAAAACCGCCCATATGGATGCCAAAAAATTCGATTCCACGTTGGCGTCGATAGGTAAACAAATGGCTGTTGGCGGGGTTATGTTTGCAGGCGGTGCTGCAATAGCCAGTATGTTTAAAGCCCCTTACGAGGAAGCCAAGAAGGTTGCTCAAGCGCAAGCTGATTTTCAAACTTTAAATCTAAGTGCCGCTGAAAATCAAAAAGTGTGGGCTGCGGCAGCAACTAACAGCCACAAGGTTCTTGGTAGTGAAATAGCCGAAAATATAAAGATAATTAATGATTTACATACGGCAATTGGACATTTAGATCAAGCGATTGATATGTCTAAATCCTTTACCCAGTATGCAACGGTAGTAAAAATGATGAATGGGGGGCGGATTTCTGACGGACTAATCAATAACACAGCTAAAGCGCTTGAGCACCGAGGCGATAAAGTAATTGGTAGTGAATTTGAGCGTAATGATGAACTAAATAGAATAATGAAGGTAACGCTCGGATCAAAAAACAGGGTTAACGGCGATGTATTTTATGCTGCATCGCAGACTGGCGGAATGGGGTATTCACTCCTAAATAAAGACTTTCTTTACGGAAAGGCGGCCGCAATGATGCAACAAATGAGCGGAAGTACGTTTGGTACATCATTGATGACATACGATAGCTCAATGTCTGGGCATATGGACGGAAAGGCAAAGGGGTTGCTTGCTGAATTGGGTTTGCTGCAAGTCGGTGTAAGTAAAAAACAAGTCAAATTAATCACAGATGCCGTTGCTAGCCTTCATTTGGATAAGGAAGACTCAAAAAAAATGCTGGCAGCAATGATGCCGGTTACTGGTGGCTTGTCAGATAAATATCTACCTCTCGCCCTTAGTAGGCCTGACCTGTTTCTTGAAACGGTTTTAGCACCAAAGATAAGAGAGAAGTTTGGGAACGAATTAACCGATGAGCAAGTAGCAAGCTTAATTACAACCAAGTTCAATCGAGGGACATCAAAGTTTCTTGGCGGCATGATGCTCAGTCTTCACAAAAATGAAAAGGATGCCGCAATCTTTAATCAAGCAATGGGGATTGGAGATGCGCTTAAGCTATATCAGCAATCACCTGATGGTGGCATGCAAATGGCCGAAGCTTCATGGAAAAACTTAATGGCTATAGTTGGCTCTGTTTATCTTCCTTCAGTTGTTTCGGGCCTTGAAAAATTCGCTGGCTGGCTAGATCGGGTTGGGCAATCAGCAGAAAAGAACAAAGAAAAAATTAAACTGTTAGTTTATGGCGTGGCTGGATTATCAGCCACGCTAATGACTGGCGGCTTAATTAATATGATTGCCGGTGCCGCCCGAGGTTTTGGTCTCTTATATACCGTTATGGGTGGCTTTGCTGGGTTCCTTGATAAAAAGACTGGGTTTATCGGAACGGCAATGAAGGGGGTTGCCAGGTGGATGCTTTGGCCTGTCACCTACGTTGGAGGGAAAATAGGCGGCCTCTTTACTGCGCTTGGTAGTCGAATATTCACATCCATTGGCGCGCTGCTGTCACCTATTGCCACAAGGGTGATGCCGATGATCAGTGGCATTATAATGTGGGGGTTAAGGCTGATCCCGATCGTTGGGTGGGTCATCGGCCTTGTTTCGCTTGGCGTGTATTTGTGGCGTAACTGGGATGAGGTAGTTAAGAAAGCGAAGGCGCTTTGGACCAAATACGGGCACTACATCACTGATGGATGGAATTGGATTAAAACAGAAACAGGAAAAGTGTGGGATTCAACGAAGGGATTTGTTTTAGGTGTTTGGAATTCCATTACAGATGGCATTAAGAGCGCTGTAGCTTTCATTTGGGATCAGTGGTCGTGGTTGTTTGATAAGTTATACACCAAAGAAAGCCTCAACAAAGTTAACCCCGGATACAGCAGCATTAATGATGCTTTGGATTTTAATAAGGCATTCTCAGGTGGGATGCCGGGATTCATGACGCCAAGCGTTGTGGCTCCGGTTCCTGGCAAACAAAACCAAACCGTGCAAGTCAGTACGACAATAAAATTAAACGAAAAAACCATTGTCGACGCCGTTACAAAACACCAAGGCATTCAAGCGTCTCGTCCACCGACCGGGAAAAGTGGATTTGATAACTCAATGATGCCGGTAATGCCGGGGCTGGGTAGTGCGCTGTACGGACCTTAATGAGGAATAACCAATGAAACGCGATTGGGATTTGATACGGGGAATAACGTAATTCATAGCTTGCGGCAACTCCTCCTCAGCAATTATTTTTGTCTTAACCGGTTGTTAAACTACTTTGGTTGTCTTATCTTTGTATATACAAGGTATATACACGGCGAGGTGTGAATGGGTCTTTCCATATCTGCTGCCATTAGAGCGAAACTAACGAATCGCCACAAAGTGACAGAGGATGAAATTATTGAAGCTTTTGCCAATAGAGAAAAAGGCTTTCTCATTGACGCAAGGGAAGATCATAAAACTAACCCACCAACTGAATGGTTCGTCGCTGAAACGAACCGAGGAAGACGCCTAAAGATATGCTTTGTCAGAGATGGAAAAACAATACATATAAAAACAGCATATGACGCTACGGCGGAAATATATGCAATTTATTCTCGTCACGCATAGTGGCGAGTTTACCGGTTTTAACACAAGAGGATTAGCTGTAAGAGCAAGCTCTACAGCAAGGAGTAAATATGGCTGACTTGGAGCGTGACATCCTGAATACGTCTGACGATTGGGATGATGGAAAGCTTGGGGCTGATGAACAATTTGTTGTCAAATCCACACACACTTCAGACGATGACATTAACGACGCGCTATCACTGCAACCCATTTCAATCCGCCTACAGAAGGGACTGATTGAGAACCTGAAGACGATAGCCGAGTTAAATGGCCTTGGTTACCAACCGCTAATTCGGCAGGCGCTAACCAGATTTGTTGAATGCGAAATGAAGCAAATCGCTAATGAGGCGCTGTCTCGCCAGCGAAAACAACAAGAGGCTGCAATGAGAGTTGAGTTAGAGCAGCATCAAGATCAAAGAAAAATAGCCTAAATTTAAACAAAGACAACTAACCCGCTACGGCGGGTTTTTTTTATTTTCTAAATTCCAAATACACGAAAGCCCGAGTTGTTACCAGCAGCTCGGGCTTTCTCGTTTCTGCACCTTGAAAAGGACAAGGGAGAACCTGTGGTAAATCTTAGCAAGATATTAAAGGAGTTTCGACTAATGGGTGAAAAATTATCCAACTGGAAGTTCCTGTTGATATGGCTTCTGGCGCTAGTGGCCTCATCAGCACCATTTCTATACGGCGTGGCTAGATTAATAGAAGCGATAAAGCAATGATCGCATCGCTACTAGAATCATCCCCATGGTTAAGGTTCTGCACTGGCATTGCCATCATTTTGATTGCCCTCGGCGTCGCAGGGTTGGTGATCACTCCGCTAATTCACGCCATTCGTTGGTGGTGATCTCAAACACCAAATCAACTCGCTAAATGCGGGTTTTTTATTGCCTGAAATATGGGATAAACAATGTCACTTCTTAGCATGATTGATACCTATATCGACGGTATTGATGTGACCTCGGTTAAGTTAACGCTTGGCAAGTTCACGTTTAAAGATTTCGAGATCCCGACTCACATTGCGTTTCCAGCCAAGCAGCAGACGGTTACTCATAAACTGGTTGGCGGTAAGCGCGTTATCGATGTGCTGGGTGTGGATTACGACCCAATCACATGGTCTGGCATCATTACCGGCAAGAAGGCAGGCGACCGCGTTCGCATGCTGGAAACCATGCGTGATACTGGCGCAATTGTGACCATGACGCTGGATAGCTACAGCTTTGATGTTGTGGTGACTTCGTTTGTGCCGACATTCGAGTTTATCTACCGCCGTCCGTACACAATTGAACTAGCCGTGGTTAAGCGCAATGACGCACCAGTGCAGGTTGATGCATTAACCGGTGCGCTGAATGCTCTGATCAACAGTGATATCGGTAAATCACTCGGGTTGGCCAGCGTCATCAATGTTTCATCTATCACCGATGCGGTAACCACCGTTCAGACTGCGGTTGCTAAGGTACAGAGCTTTGCCAGTGCCACATCATCGGCGGTTCAGTCGGTGATGGCGCCAATTGCGGCAGCTAAAGCACTTATACACACAGCGATTTTAGAAACTGAATCAGCGCTGAATGAGATCACAACGTTGGGTGGCATGGTGCCGGGAAACCCTGTATCAAAGACAATCAATAACGTGCTCACCCAAGCGGATGGATTAACCAGCCTGACGGCGTTGTATAACCTGCACAACACGCTTACTCGAACAGGGAAGAACGTCAGCGCAGGCCAGACAGCCGATGGTTTACGCACGGTAACCATTACTGGCGGTACCTTGTATCAAGTTGCTAGCCAGCAATATGGCGACCCAACACTGTGGACGAGTATAGCCAGCGCAAACAACCTGACAGATCCGCAACTGACCGGCATCAATACGTTGATCATCCCCGCTAACCCAGCCGGAGATGACTTCGAATGAAAGACGTAAATAATCCGATAGTAACCCCTAACGCTCGGCATGTGACCGGGCGTTGTTTTTTGGCTGGCGTTGAAGTTCCGTTTGTTTCGTTTGATGTTGATAGCAACGCTTTTGCGAGTGCTGATACGTTCAGCGTGACGTTTGCGGCTTCGGCATTACCAAAGAGCTTTGGCCTGTTGAATTGGTGGGCGACACAGACCGGCATTCTGATAGAGCTTCACGCAGTTATCATTTCTCAGGCCGGCGTAGATGATAAAAAGCTGATCGTCGGCAATGTCGATACTTGGCATTACGACCCAGCACGGTTTGAGATAGTTTGCGAAGGCCGTGACTTTACTGCGCTGTTTATCGACACCAAAACAGCCGGTGAAAGCTTCAAAAACCAAACATCGAGCCAAATTGCGGAAGACTTGGCGAAACGGCACAGCCTGACGCCAGTAGTTACTGCGACAACGACCAAGTTTGGTGAGTTTTATCAAATCGACTCTGCTCACTTATCGGGTGAGCAAACGGAGTGGGACATTCTCACTTCACTGGCGGCCATTGAGAATTATCAGGTGTATGTGACTGGCTATGAGCTTCACTTTGAGCCGTTAGCTAGCATTCGCACCGCTGACAATTACGTGATCCGCTGGCAACCGCCTGGCACGTTGAAATATCCGCAGGCCAATGTGAGTGATGACCTGCAGTTCAGTCGGGCCATGACCATCATGAAGGGCGTGACCGTCGAGGTTCTGTCTTGGTCATCGAAAAAGAAAAACAAACAGTTCATTGCGGCTTACCCAAAGAATGCCAAATCGACCGCTGTTGGTGGTTCAACACCAAGAACGCAGGCGTTTCGCATCATTCGTGACGGCCTAACACCTGAGACGGCCATGCAATTGGCTCAGTCAACCTACAACCAGATCGTGAAGCATGCCATGAAGATTTCCGGCTCAATGCCCGGCGACAATCTTTTGATGCCAACCGACATGATCCGCGTTGAAGGCACACAAAGCCCATTCGACCAACTTTATTACTGCGACTCAGTGAAGCGAACCATCAGCTTCGAAGGTGGGTATGCCATGAGTTTCACCGGTAAAAACCAATCACCAAACTTGGAGGCATCCGGCTAATGAATCAACTCATTAACGCAATGAAGATGCATGCCATGCAAGGAATGTCGGGATTTACCGGCACTCGGCAGGGGGTTATTACGGCATATGACCCCAACGCATACGCGGTGAAGGTTCAGATACAACCAACCGGCGAGGAAACAGGCTGGATACCACTGTCATCGCCTTGGGTCGGGGATGGTTGGGGGTTAGCTGCTGGCCCGATGATTGATGCAGAGGTGGAGCTTAATTTCGACTCCGGAACAATTGGCGTTGGAATGGTATCAGGTCAGTTCTACAACGATGTTGACCGATGTCCGGGTCCGCCGTCTGGTGAGTTTTGGCTAGTTCACAATTCGGGGTCACTGCTGAAATTTCATAACGATGGAACAGTACAACTTGTCTCTGAAAGCACGCTTACTACTACTGCGCCTCAATGGAATCACAACGGGCCGGTAAATATTTCCGGCAATGTGGTTATCAACGGGACAGAACAAGTTACGGGGCAAATAACTGGTCAGGGCGGCATGGCTGTATCTGGTGGGTCTGGTACGACAGTATCAGGAAATATGATCATCAGCGGCGGTGACGTTAAAGCTGATTCAATAAGCCTGAAAGGTCACACGCATGCTGATCCACAAGGCGGAACTGTCGGGGTGGCTCAATGATAGACCTATATCACTACATCGGTGGCGACTTGAGCTTGTCACCGACAGGCGATCTTATGCCTGTTTCTGATGCTGAAAAGGGCAAGCAACGAGTTTTGCGCCGGTTACTTACCAACCCACAACTCGAAGATGCTGACGGAAACATCATTTCTGCCGGAGATTATGTATTTCACCCTGATTACGGCGCCGGTCTGGCTCGCAAAGTCGGTGACATCGTAAATATCAACGAGTGGACGGCGCTTATCCGGGGGCAAATGCTGCTGGAAGATTGCGTTGCTCGGTCACCAGAGCCGGTCATCACTGTGTCAGTGATAGACCAAGGCGCTAGCGTTGATATCCAGTACACCGATGCGGTTTCCGGTCTTTCGGCCACACTCAGTTTTGATGTGACGAGGTAATAATGGCGTTAAGCACAAAGAGTTTTAATACGCTTGTCAGCGATCAAGTTACCGCTATTCAGGCTCTAGCAACCAGTCTTGTTGATTTAACGATTGGTAGCTTACTTCGTTCGGTTGCTGAGTCTAATGCGGGTGTTTTGCAATGGTTACAGTCGTTAATTGTTCAACTTCTGGTAACAACTCGAGCGGCGACATGCTCCGGTGATGATCTTGTTAGTTGGATGGCTGACTATGGTTTTACAAAGCTTTCAGCTGTTCAATCAACTGGACAGGCCACTTTTTCGAGATATACGGCGACATATCAGGCGTTGATACCGATCGACACGGTTGTGCAAACCACAGACGGTACGCAGCAGTTTACGGTGGTTATCGACACAACCAACTCAGCATACAGTGCGACATTGGGTGGCTATGTTATTGCCGCTGGTGTATCCGGCATTCAGGTTCCGATTAAAGCAAACACCGCTGGTGCGGCAGGCAATGTGTTGGCTGGTACTATCTCTGTGATCGTTGGTGGCATTCAGTATGTTGATACTGTCACGAACGCATCCGCTTTGGCTAACGGTTCGGATGAAGAGACGGACAAGGCATTCCGAGCTCGGTTTGTTCTGTGGGTAGCTTCATTATCTAAAGGGACCAAAGCGGCCATAGGTTATGCATTATCAAGTATGCAAACCGGTGTGACATATTCGCTTGTTGAAAACCAGAACTATAACGGCACCACAAACTACGGGTACTTTTACGCGGTAGTTGATGATGGCTCCGGATCACCATCGAGCACATTTCTATCTTCTGCTGCCAATGCCATTGAGTCGGCGAGGGGATTTACCATTAATTACGGTGTTTTCGCCCCAAGCTTGTTGTCTGCAAACATCAGTATGACCATTACAACAACATCTGATCATGCATCAGCGGTTGCTTTGGTAAGTGCTGCCATTCAGACATACATTGCATCGCTCAGTCTTGGGCAGCTATTGCCGTACACTCAACTTGCAACTATCGCTTACGGTGCAAGTCCGCTAATTACTAACATCTCAACCGTTCTGTTAAACGGTGGCACATCAGATCTCTCAGCAACAGCAAAACAAGTGATCCGACCAGGCACAATCGCAATTTCCTAAGGGTTTATATATGGCTACTGGCGACCAAATCGACATGCTTTCTCGTCTGCAGGCGCTATTGCCTCGCGGATGGTTTGGTGATTCAAATCCAATATTAAATGCATTGTTAACGGCCTGCGCGAATGCGCTTGCATGGGGTTATTCGCTGTATGTCTACGCTCAACTGCAAACCCGTATTTTATGGGCAACTGACGGTTGGTTGGACATTATTGCATATGACTTTTTTGGTGATTCCTTAAAGCGATCAACAGGGCAATCTGACTCCAGCTTTCGCAACCGCATCATCATAAATATGTTTCGAGAGCGCGGAACGCGCAACGCAATATCAAAGGTGCTTTACGACTTAACCGGGCGATATCCAACGATTGTTGAGCCGAGCAGGCCGGCTGATTGTGGTGGGTATGGCTCAATGGGTGGTTACGGAGTTGCTGGCGCTTACGGATCTATGTTGATGTCATATCAGGCATTTGTTACTGCTTATCGACCAACCAGTCAGGGGTATCCATATCTATCTGCATATTCAAAACCTGCTGGCGGCTATGGCGCGGCCTCATATCTTGCCTATGCCTCAGCTTCACAAGCCATTGACGTTACTGACGATGACATTATTGCAGCCATCAATTCCGTGAAACTGGAAGGAACTGCAATCTGGATGCGTATTTCTTCATAACAAAACAATCTCATATATAACCATCACGGACCCGCCATTGTGCGGGTTTTTCTTTTTCTGGAGATGCTAATGGATCGACAAATCGTGTACAGCGGTGCCATCCCGCTAGAGACGGATTTACTCAAAACCAACCAAAACACCATGATCGCAATTGCCAAGCTTGCATCAGCAATGTTTGGCTCAAGCACAATCGTTAATGGATTGACTGTTACTGCACAATCTCCAGCGGCAATGGCTGTAAACGTATCTGCAGGTGAGATTTATGAATTAGCCAACCTAGAGGCTACTGCATATAGTTCTCTGGCTGCTGATACAACACACAGCATCATGAAGCAGGGTGTTTCATTAAATACTCAAGCACTGACAATTGCCACCCCTGGTACCGTTGGATATTCGATTAACTACCTGATCCAAGCAACATATCAAGATTCCGACAGTAACGCGGCTACTCTTCCTTACTACAACAGCGCAAATCCCTCTCAGGCATGGAGCGGGCCATCCAACTCAGGAACACAGCAATACACCACGCGAAGTGGTGCGGTAGTCGTATCAGCTAAAGCTGGCGTTGCAGCAATGACCGGATCGCAGTCCACACCATCACCAGATAGCGGTTATGTTGGTTTGTATGTGGTGACGGTAGCCTATGGCGCATCAACCATCACAAGCGGAAATATTTCACAGTATTCCGGCGCACCTTTATTGCTATCGGGATTACTGCAAAGCATCCAAAACGGGAATACATCATTCGCTACCGACACTGGTGTGGCAAACGCCTATGTTTGCAATTTCACACCTGCCATTACGGCGCGAAACGAGGGAATTCCGCTTCGCTTCAAGGTGGCAAATACAAATACAGGGGCATCAACATTCAATGATGGCATAGGCGTTTCACCATTAGTAGGAGGTGCTCACTCAGCCCTACAGGGCGGCGAGTTGGTTGCAGGTGGCGATGCATGGGTGCAATGGAATAGCACCATTGGTGCTGGATCATATGTATTGCTTTTTTGCACTGGAGCGCCTGAACAGGTAGCGATTGGTTCAAAATCTCAGCATGCAGCTACTTTTGCTCAAGTGGGTAGCTTTTCAAAAGCAAATTACTTAAGCGTTAACACTACATTAACCGCCGCAAATGCAGGGCAATTAATCGTAGTTAATGCGGCTGCAACTACACAAACACTACCTCTTAGCTCTACCTGTCCATCTGGTACAAAGATTGGATTTTATGGATTCAATACTGGGAATACCACAATAATCATACAAGGAAGCGACACGATTGATGCGGGATCAACCTCGTCAATAACCTCGTTTGTTATGGAGTCAGGTGGGTACATTGAGTTTACGTCAAGCGCAGGTGGTTTATGGATGGCTGCAGGCGTATCTGCGCTGAAGTACTCGGCAAACTTTGCGGCAACTAAAGCAACAAATGGATCAGTTACCCACCCCAGTGGGATTGTTTTTAAATGGGGGCAGGTGACGACATCATCAAGCGCTACAACATCGGTCACATTTCCAGTTGCCTTTCCTAATGCATGTTTTGGTGTTTTGCCAGTAGCATCAACTACTAGCCCAATCACGGCAACACAAAATAACTTCACGTCAACAGGCTGTAATTTCGATACGTGGACAACAGCTGGCGCTCGTTCATCAACTTCTTGCAACTGGCAAGCTATAGGATATTAAGGATCTATATGTACGCACTTTGGATTGAGGCTGATGGCCGTTTTCATTTTTCACCATCAGATAATGGTGGGGTAGAAATAACCGATGAACAACATGCGGATTTAATCCACGGACAGGATTCAGGGAGTGTTATCAGTAATGACGGCAAGGGTAACCCTATTTTAACTGAGCGCCCCAGTCCAACTGCTGAGCAACTATGGGCTGACTATCAAGCTAAAGCTCAAGCGTTACTGGATAAAACGGATATAGTTTGCCTTCGTTGCTATAAAGCAGGTGTCGCATATCCTGCTGATTGGCAGAAATACACAGCAGATTTGCGAGCGATCGTTTCAGCTAAATCAGGCGATCCAACTGCAGCGTTGCCACCGAGCCCTGCATATCCAGCGGGCACATAAATCAATCACTCACATCTAAAACTACCCAACCGCTTAATTGCGGTTTTTTTGTGCCTGAAATCCGGAGAGAGCATGGGCGAAGAAGATAAGCGTACGTTAACCGATGATGACATCAGGGCCATTGCTGCTGCCCTAGAGCACAGACTTGCAAACCGCTTCTACGGTTCGATTGGTAGAGGGTTTTGGGAGCTTGTTTGGCGGGGTGTAATACTAGCCATGGTTGGATTGGCGGTTTACGGAATGATTAAGAGTCCACATTAAATTAAACATAGACAATGACCCGCTTCGGCGGGTTTTGTCATTTCTGGAGGACTAAAAATGCCTGAGCATGAACACGAGAAGAAAGACACTCTAAGCGAAGACGTGTTTTATCCTGATCACTCAGCTCCACGAACTGAATCAGCAACCTTCCGCCACACAAAATCAGAAGGTCATAAAGCTAAGATCCCATGCGCTATCTCGGGTCATACAGAAGGCACTGAATATCACCACGTTTTTTGTGAGTGGGCCTTTTCTGATGCGGTTGACTGGCATGTCGTGAAGAGGGTTGCGACAGGCGAGATTACTCAATTGCCGGTGCTTGATCTGGTTACTGATAAACCTACGGATCAGACATTTCCCGCAAAGGACTCTCTGATTTGGACTATCTGCAAACTAGCTGAATTGCGAGGCTTTGACTGGAATAAGTTCGATCCTGCGAGACCAGAAACATTTGTTGATTCCATGCAAAACATGCTGGTTCTACACAGCAAATTCCATCGCCACAAAGACCACGGCATTCACGAAATGACACTTCCGGAATGGATTTTCCAAGCATTCCCGCGAGTTACTGGGTTCGTTTTTACGCCTGACGAGGTAATCGCATGATCATCGGAAAGGTTTTAAAAGACTGCTCAACCGATGAGTACGGGGCTGCGTATGACTTGGTTGCGCTCTGTGCGCTGATTGGATTTATGGCATGGGTTATTTACGAAGGCATTTCATTTTTCACCGGTAAAGATTTCAACGGCTCGAATTACGCAATTGCCTTTGGTGCCGTGATGGCTGTTGTTACTACCGCCTTGAGATGTAAACCGAAGGCTATTCCACCAACTGATGGCGAGGGCCAATCATGATCAGTATCAATCAACTACAGGCACTCTTTCCTCATTCAATATCAAAGTGTTCCATTTTTCTTGATCCGATTAATCAAACATTACAGAAATTTCTGATCAACACCTCAGAGAGACAGGCCGCATTTCTGGCTCAGGTCGGCCATGAGTCTGGCGGGTTAATTTACATCAAAGAAATCTGGGGCCCGACAACAGCGCAAATGAGTTATGAGGGGCGAAATGACTTAGGCAATACGGTTGCTGGTGACGGCAAGAAGTTCATGGGGAGGGGGTTAATTCAGATAACTGGACGCACCAACTACGATAAGGTAGGCAAGGCGTTAGGTATCGATTTAATCAACAATCCGGTATTACTAGAGCAACCATTAGCAGCTGCGTTGTCTGCTGGCTGGTTCTGGCAAGAACACGGATTGAATGAATTAGCCGAAAAGGGTGATTTCATTGGCATCACCAAGCGGATCAATGGTGGTACGAATGGTTTGGCTGATCGACAGGCTTTGTATGTTAAAGCCAAGCAGATCCTGGGTGTGAAATAAGACACAAAACCCGCCGTGGCGGGTTTTGTGTTGGGCGGAGAAAATATGTCAGATATCGCAGTTATACGCATCAGGGTTGAAAGCTGTTAAAGCTTAAATGTTGTCCAATCAATTTTTGGTTTTGTTGTGGTTTTAGATTTTACATCATCACTTGGTTCATTAGCTTTTTCTGTTGGCACTTCTTGATCCATTTGATCAGATGGCAATTCATCTTCCATGACTTCAAGCATCTGCATCATGCAGTTAACTCCTTCCCTGAACTTATCAATATCGCTCTTACTCCAGTTTAAGTTCTTTTGGAGCGAATGATGGGCTTTATAGGCCGGCAATTCAGAGTCATGACTTATAGATAAAGTTGCGCTATCAATCTCTGGATCACGCAGATTGAGAGGCTTATCAGAAATGTATTTATCTACATCAAAGCTTTTCTGTAGACGATATTCAATTTCAGCTGTCAATGTTCTGTTGTTATTAAAAGCCGCCACCTCAAGCTTGCTTTTTAGTTCTGGTGAAATTCTAACTCTAAGTTGAGGGAAGTCTCTGCTCATGGCGTTTACCTTAATTGGTAAAATTTTATAGATTATGCCTCACGGTGAGCTTGACTTAAATGCTCACCGTGAGTACTATTTATTTGTACTCACATTGAGTACTCATTAAATTATAGGAAGTGGATATGCAAGTATCTAAAGCAATTAAACCAATAGGTGTGAGATTCATACCGGATGTTAAGGATTTCTTCAAATCAGAGGCTGCATGCAGAGGAAGAAGCTTTAACAGTGAAATTATGCAAGTACTGAAGGATGAGATGGATGCGCGAATATCAAAGCGGAAACAAAGCAAGGCAGCATAGAAATGTTGAAGCCCTGACTGCTGGACACAATCAGAGCTTCTATGAAGTTGTATTCCAGAACCACTCGAATGATTAAGGATAAACATCATGGATAGTATAACCAAAGTAACAAACAATTCCAGTTCATTGCCTGTAATCGCGGGCGTTGAGATCACAACTGATGCAGAAGGTCGCTTCAATCTGAATGCACTGCATAAGGCGAGTGGGCTTGGTAAAGCTAAGCAGCCTGCAAATTGGATGCGTCTTGATTCAACTAAAGAGTTAATTGATGAATTAAGCCGTTCCTCAGATCTGAGGAACGCTCCAATCAACCAGATTCAGGGTGGTTTAAATCAGGGTTCGTATGCCCATGAGCTTTTAGCAATCGCTTATGCATCATGGATTAGTCCATCTTTCCATCTGCAGGTTAACCAAGTATTCCTCGACTACCGAACTGGAAAACTGAATCAGCGTGTTTCAACACTTCCAAACTTTGCCGATCCAGTTGCCGCAGCTCGGGCATGGGCCGATGAAGTAGAACTGAAGCGTATTGCCAAACAAGAAGTAATTGCACTGCAAAGCAAAGTCGAAGAAACAAAACCAGTGGTCGAAGCTTTCGATCGAATCGCTCTTGCTGATGGCTCTTTAAATATGACCGAGGCGGCAAAAACACTGCAAGTTCGACCTATTGATCTGCGTCGCTGGTTACTTGCTAACCGCTGGATTTACCGCCGGAACGGATCAAAGAACTGGCTCGGCTACCAAGATCGTGTTCAGTCGGGGTTAATTGAGCATAAGATCAACACATATGAAAAAGATGATGGCTCTCAAGGCGTCTCTGAGCAAGTTCGGATTACCCCAAAAGGAATTACTGTTCTGGCAAAAGCCTTATCAATGGGGGATGCAGCATGAGCGCAGCCCTGCAACTCGTACCGACGAGACTAACCAACGGTGAAATAGCTGCGATGGTTTCGGCGCTAGACTCGATCTGGTTATTAACCAACTTCATGATCCTGTCAAAAAAGGAAAATCCGAGCCAGCAATTGCTTGAAAAAGCCATCTCTCGCATAAACCAAACATGCGAGTCGCTTGAACCGATCATGCAGAAGTTTGAAGAGTAGAAATACAAAACCCCGTCGATTGGCGGGGTTAACTTGCCTTTTTCAGCAAATCTTTCAGATCGAGATAGAACTTAGTCACCAACTCAACAACTGCAATATCCTCTTCCATCCAGAGCCGGACGAATAAAAACCGGTAACTGTCTATCTCAAGCCACATCGGATCAGCTAAAAGTTCCTGAGGTGCGATCCCCATTACTCTGCATATCAAGCACATTGCTGGCAACGACATAAACTCAGGTCTATCAATGTTAAGCCATCGGTTTATCGACTTGACCGATATTCCCGTAGCTAACGCCAGTGCTTCTTGCGTCCATCCAAGTTCTTTTAAAATTCTTGCAAACTTCAATTTCGTATTGATAACAAAGTCGCGTTCTACCTGCGTTAAATATTCTTTCATCGTGGGTCATGTCTCTCGATAGGCATGGCCCGTGCTATTTATATTTAGTAAACCGGATGTAATTTTTTGTTTAAACGGACATTTTTGAGGCTAAAAGTATGTTTCGAGTCTATTTGTGAGCCTTCATTGAGCCTATTTTTTATATGGGAAAATAAAAACTGGCTTATAAAGGGGTTTCTACATGCACAACAAATTAACTGACACTGATGTATCTGCTTTAGTTTCTGCCATCGACACGATCTGGTTGTTGACGAATTTCATTATCTTATCAATGCCACAGAGGCCAAGCCTTCAACTTTTGGAGTCTGCGGTAACGCGAATAAACAGTACATGCGAATCATTGGAGCCGATCATGTCAAAGTTTGATGCCTGATGCTTGGCTATCATTCTCAAATATAGCTCACGCATACTTCACTGGTTGTTCTGACAGCTCCGCGACAGCTTTGTGTTGGCTATGATTGTGATGATGTCTTGTTATTCCGTGTTACACACCTTTAACCCGCCAAGTGCGGGTTTCTTTTTTTCAGGGTAGTTGAAAGCATAAAAATAGAAAATAGGTATCGAATGAGGAAAGGAGTTGTATGAGGCGAAAAATAGATAGTTGAGTGATGTTATTTGTTTGGGTTTGATATGAAAAACAGGGGGAGGAGTATGGATTTTGTTGCTATAGTCTAGAAATCTCGTTACCCGCGCTAGTTACCCACCAGTTACCTAGTGGGTTAAAAGCTTTGAACGGTTCAAGCTAAGTGCTTGATAATAATGGTGCCGATGGCCGGAGTCGAACCGGCACGCTGTAACCAGCGAGGGATTTTAAATCCCTTGTGTCTACCAATTTCACCACATCGGCAAATCT